GCGTACCTCGAGGCCCGCAAGTGACGCGCCTCGAAGCCGCGCTCGCTTACGCCTCGTGGGGCTGGCCGGTGCTGCCCATCGTCCCGAATGGGAAGTTGCCGGCGACGGCGCACGGCGTGCACGACGTCTCCACCGACCCCGATCAAATCCGCAAGTGGTTCGAAGGACGCGACGATCTCAACATCGGCATCGCAGCGGGCTCGCGTTCCGGCCTCGTCGTCTTCGACATCGACCCGCGCAACGGTGGCGACGACAGTTACGCCGAGTGGACGGCGAAGCACGGCGCGCTCCCCGACGGCGCGCTTCAGCTCACCGCAGGCGGCGGGCAGCACTACCTCGCCGCGCACGACCCGTCCATTCGCTCGTGCAAGCTCGTCGACGGCGTCGACCTTCTCGCCGACGGTCGCTACTTCCTCGCGTTCCCGAGCACGATCGAGGGGCGCGCGTACCGGTGGGAGGTGTCGAGCGACCCGTTCGATGGGGTGGCACCGGCGAGCATTCCCGATGCTTGGCGCGAAGCGATGCGCCCCGTTGAACGAAAGTCGCCCGTTACGCCCGGGGCGGCGCTCATTCAGGGCAACCGAAATAACGGCCTGTTTTCGCTCGCGTCTGCGATGCGATACCACGGCATGACGGCACCCGAGATCCTCGGCGCGCTTGTCGTCGTCAACGAAGAGCGTTGCGAGATTCCGCTTCCCGCAAGCGAGGTGAAGCAAATCGTCGCAAGCGCAATGAAGTACGAACCCGAGCACGACACCGCGGCGAACGCTGCGATGGCGGATGACGCCGTCGCCGACTTGCTCGCGAAGGTCGAAGCGCAGCGGACCTCGGAGTACTTCCTCACCCGCGCGACGGCGTTCCTCTCCGAGCCCGCGCCGCTGCGGTGGCTCATCAAGGGCTGGGTGCCGGAGTCCGGCGTCACGATGGTCTTCGGCGAGTCGGGCGCGGGAAAGACGTTCATCACGCTCGACATGGCGTGCCGAATCGCGACCGGCCTCGACTGGCACGGGCAGCGCGCGAAGAAGGGCGTCGTCGTCTACCTTTGCGGCGAAGGGAACTTCGGCTTCCGCCAGCGCGTCGCGGCGTGGGCGAAGATGCACGGGCGCACCGACCTCGACCTGCTGCTCGTTTCGAACAAGGCGATCGACCTCGACGCCCCGAACGCTGCGGCGCAGATTCTCTCCGCGGTGCGCACCGTGACCGACGGCGATGTCGAGGCTGTTTTCGTCGACACGGTGAACAACCACATGAGCGGCGACGAGAACTCGGCGCGCGACGTTCGCAACATGTTCGGAGCCTGCAACGTGGTCGCCTCGGCCCTAAACGCAACGGTCGTCTTGAACCATCACACCGGGCACAACATCGACGCAAAGGGGCGAGCTCGAGGCTCGAGCGCGTGGAAGGCGTCGCTCGATGCGTCGATCCTCGTCTCGAAGGGCGACGACGGCACCATCGAGGTGAGCTGCACGAAGATGAAGGACGCGGAGCCTCCGTCGACGTTCGCTGGTCGTCTCGACTCGGTGGCCCTCGGATGGGTCGACGAGGACGGCGAAGAGGTACAGGGAGCCGTCTTCGTGAAGCTCGAGGGCGAAGCCACGCCTACTCCAAAGCGCCCGAGCAAGATCGACGAGGCTCGGCGGCAGTTTGAACGCGCGTGGGCGCACGCGGGGATGGAGTGGCGAGCGGACCGCCCGTACGTCAGCCGAGCGGCCCTCAAGGCATGGTGCATCGAGTGTCTTGGAGACGCCGCACGCACGGCGACGAACAAGGCAGACGCGAGCCGAGAGGGGAGCATCGCGCACCGGCTCATCACCGCTGGCGTCATCGAGCTCCACGAGCACGGGTGGGTCGCCGTCGACGAGCTCGTCGTTCAGGCGGCGCGATTGTGCTGCGTCAAATGAGGCTTCCCCTGGTTTCCCCTTTTGGGGGAATTTGGGGGAGGGGAGGGGAGGTGGCAAAGGCGTCGGCGTTTCCCCTCCCTTCCCCTCCTCCCCTTTAGGGGAGGGGGAAAAGGGGGAACACGATGCGCGAAATTTTGGGGTACTCTAACGTGATGCGTCAAGATGCAAGGCAGGGGGAGAGATATGAGAAAAGAAAAAAGAACGCGCGGTGCTTTTTTCTCTTGCATGTCTCTCGTTCGTGTTGCATAGTGTGCACATACCAACGGCGAACCCGCCGGAAACTGAGAGGAACGAATCATGAACGCGATCATCAAGAGCTTCGAGTCCTACACCGACGGTAGCGGCGCCCCTGCTTGCGTTCAGGTCGGCGCGTTCACCTTCGCGCTCGACACCCTCGGCGAGACGAAGAGCACCCTGGTGAGCGGCCCGAGCGGGTTCGTCTCCCGCCCGCATCGCGCGGCGTGCATCGCGGCTGCGAAGCGCGCTTACGAGCAGAAGGTCGCTGCCCTCGGCCCCGAGTGGAAGAAGCTCAACGCCGAGATGTACGCCTGAACAACCCCCCCCGGCGGCCAACCACCGCCGGGGCTTCACACCCTACCAAGGACAACAACGATGATCCGCATCCGCGGCAACGCCGCCACCCTCGCCGACATTCGCGGCCTCCTCGCCGTCACGACCGACCCCGAGCTCCGCGACCTCCTGACCGCTTGTCTGCGGATGCGAGGTGTCGCGTGAAGCTCCCGCCGCCCCGCCCCGGCATGGTCCGCGCCGCTATCCTCGAGGCGCTCGTCGTCTCCGGCTCCCTCGCGGCGGTCGGGGCGTTCATCGGGCTGCTTGCGGCGCTCGGTGCGCCATGACCCCCGTGCTGCGCCCACGAGGCCGAAGGGGAGGCTTTGACGACGCCGCCCTAGCTCGCCTCGCCCTCGTCATCAAAACCGCGTCCTTGGGCCAGTCTCGCGCGACTGCGAGCCTCATTCAACAGTCGCTCGGGTGGGGGCGCTCCACGACGCACAAGGCGCTCGCCGAAGCCGTTCGGCGTGGACTCATTGAGCGGGTGGGCGTGACGAAGGGGACGTGGTACAGGATTCCTGAGGTGAAGCCGTGAAGGCCCGACTCCTTACCGGCGACTGCCTCGAGCGCCTGCGCGAGCTCCCCGATGCCAGCGTCGCCGCCGTCGTGACCGACCCGCCGTACGGCCTCGGCTTCATGGGCAAGGCATGGGATCACGCCGTGCCGTCAGCGGAAGTTTGGCGCGAGGTGCTCCGCGTCCTTCGCCCCGGCGGACACATGGTCGCGTTCTTCGGTTCGCGTACGTATCATCGCGGCGCCGTCGCGATCGAGGACGCGGGCTTCGAGATCCGCGACCAGATTATGTGGATTTACGGATCGGGGTTCCCGAAGTCGCTCGACGTGTCGAAGGCCATCGACAAGGCGGCGGGGGCGGAGCGGACTCCAGAACGTTGCCGGTATTGCGGCGGAACAGGGCGCGCGTACGATCCGCACACGAACGAGGGGCCGTGTTGCCCTGAATGCAACGGGCGAGGCTTCATGTTCGTTGAAAGGCCAAAATTTACAAAAGGCCGCGGCCATGGGCGCGAAGACGATGGGAGCGTAAAATATAAGGGCGTCAACGGCGGCCATGATGGCAAACTTGATCACGCCATCACCGCCCCAGCCACCGACGCCGCCCGCCAGTGGTCCGGTTGGGGCACGGCCCTGAAGCCCGCGCACGAGCCGATCGTGCTCGCCCGGAAGCCGCTGCAAGGCACCGTCGCGGCGAACGTGCTCGCGCATGGGACGGGGGCGATTAACGTCGAGGGGTGCAGGGTGGGCGACACGGTTGAGACGTGGCCAACGACGCGGAGCTACGCACCGGGGCAAATGCAGCCTGGCGGCGTTGGGAAGACCATGCAGTGCGGCGCGCCGCCGCCAGGCCGCTGGCCCGCAAACGTCACGCACGACGGGAGCGACGAGCCGTGCGGCCTACTCGGTGACGCTGCCCGCTTCTTTTACTCCCCGAAGGCCGACGCCGAAGACCGGAACGAAGGGCTCCCGCGCGGGATGCGCAACACGCACCCGACGGTCAAGCCCGTCGACCTCATGCGCTGGCTCGTGAAGCTGATTACGCCGCCCGGCGGACTCGTGCTCGACCCGTTCATGGGCTCCGGCTCGACCGGAAAGGCCGCGCTCCTCGACGGATTCGACTTCATCGGAGTCGATCTCGACCCGAAGCACGTTGCGATTGCAGAGGCTCGGCTGCGGAATGCAGGCGGGCTCTTCGTTGAAATTGAGGTAGGGTAAGCTCATGGCAGGCCGCAAGAACCAGAGCCATCACGGAACGCCGGAAGAGCGAGACGCAAAGTTTCTTCAGGTCATCTCGATGATGGAAGGCGGAATGTCGGCGTTCAAGGCGTGCAAGACGCTTGGGATTCCGTTCGCGACGTTTAGCCTTTGGACATCGTCGGACCCGCAGAAAACTGAACTGTACGCACGCGCGAAAGACGAGTTCGTGGCCAACATGGCGCAAGAGCTCGCAGACATCGCCGACGAGCCGCCGCCGCTCGGCCCCGATGGCAAGGTCGATAGCGGGTGGATTCAGAAGCACCGGCTCCAGGTCGATACCCGCAAGTGGCTCTTGAGCAAGCTCGCCCCGAAGAAGTACGGCGACCGGCTCGAGGTCGCGGGCGACGCCTCGTCGCCACTGCAAGCAGCGGTTACGGTGTCGTTCGTCACGAAGAAGGCCGATGGCTAACGTCGAGCTCCCCGAGTGGGCCTCGGTGCTCTTCGACGAAGCGCTGCGCAACATCGCCGTCCGCGGCGGACGTGGCGGCGGAAAGTCTCGCTCCATCGCGAGCGCGCTCGTGCTTCGCGCTGCTCAGAAGCCGTTGCGCATCCTCTGCGCTCGCGAGATCCAGAAGTCGATCAAAGACTCGGTGAAGCGTCTGCTCGACGACGAGATCGAGCGCGCTGGCCTCCGTGCGTTCTTCACGTCGACCGACACCGAGATTCGCGGGTCGAACGGGAGCCTCTTCCTCTTCGTCGGCCTCCGCACGAACATCGACTCGGTGAAGTCGATGGAAGGCATCGACGTGTGCTGGATTGAAGAGGCGCAGAGCGTCTCGCAGGGCTCGCTCGACGTGCTCATTCCGACGATCCGCAAGCCGGGCTCGCAGCTCATCTTCTCGTGGAACCCGCGTCTCGAAACCGACCCGGTGGATGCGATGTTCTGCGGGGCGACGACGCCGCCGCGCTCTCGCTTGCTCACGGTGAACCACGGCGACAACCCCTGGTTCCCCGCCGTCCTCCGCGCCGAGCTCGAGTACGACCGCAAGCGCGACCCCGACAAGTACAGGCATGTGTGGGAAGGCGAGTACCTGCGCAACTCCGAACGGCGCGTCTTCAAAAACTGGCGCGTCGAGGAGTTCGAAGCGCCTGCGGATGCCGTGCTGCGCTTCGGCGCCGACTGGGGATTCGCCGTTGACCCGACGGTGCTCGTGCGTTGCCACATCGTCGGGCGCACGCTCTACGTCGACCACGAGGCGTACATGGTCGGGTGCGAGATCGCCGACACGCCCGACCTCTTCGCGACGGTGCCCGGCTCCGAGCGCTGGCCGATTGTCGCCGACTCGGCGAGGCCCGAGACGATCTCGCACATGCGCCGCAACGGCTACCCGAAGATCATGGGCGCGGTGAAGGGTCCGCGCAGTCTCGAAGAGGGCGTTGAGTGGCTTCGCTCGCACGACATCGTCGTGCACCCGCGCTGCGTTCACCTCATCGACGAGCTCACGCTCTACAGCTACAAGGCCGACCCGCTCACGGGCGCGGTGCTTCCGGTGCTTGAGGACCGCGATAACCACGTCATCGACGCGCTTCGCTACGCCTGCGAATCGGCGCGCCGCACGGCTGCGGCGAAGCCTGCCCCCGCGCTGAACGTCGCCCCCGTGGCGCACGCTTGGCGGAAGTGATACCGTCGCCGCCATGGCCGAGACGAAGACCGAGCGCCTCGCGCGCGTCCACCAAGAGGCGCTTGCGCAATTCGACGAGATCCAGAGCGCGCTGCAAGACGAGCGGCGGCAGTGTCTCGAGGACCGACGCTTCACGGCGATCGCTGGCGCGCAGTGGGAAGGCCCGCTGCAAAGGCAGTTCGAGAACAAGCCGCGCCTCGAGGTGAACAAGGTCGCGATCGCGGTGAAGCGCATCGTCTCCGAGTACCGCGCGAACCGAATCACGGTCGACTTCGTCGCGAAGGACGGGGCCGAAGACCGTCTCGCCGACGTGTGCGATGGGCTCTATCGTGCCGACGAGGACGACTCCGTCGCCGACGAGGCGTACGACAACGCCTTTGAAGAAGCCGTGATGGGCGGGATCGGAGCGTGGCGTCTTCGCTCGGTGCTCGAAGACGAGCTCGACCCGGAAAACGACCAGCAGCGCATTCGCATCGAGCCGATCTTCGACGCCGACACGTCGGTCTTCTTCGACCTTCAGGCGAAGCGTCAGGACAAGTCCGACGCGCGCTTCTGCTTCGTCATCTCGTCGATGACGGTGCAGGCGTATCGCGACGAGTATGGCGACGACCCGACGAGCTGGCCGAAGGAGGTGCAAGAGACCTACTTCGACTGGTGCTCGCCCGCCGTCGTCTACGTCGCCGAGTACTATCGCGTCGAGGAGCGCACCGAAGTTCAGCGCGTCTTCCGCCTGCTCGACGGCTCCGAGCAAGTCTACACGCGCGAAGACTTCGACGCCGACGAGACGCTCGAGCAGATGCTCGCGAGCACGGGCGCGACCGAGCTCCCTCAGCGTCGACGCAAGAAGCGCCGCGTGCACAAGTATGTCATGAGCGGCGGCTCGGTGCTCGAGGATCACGGCTACATCGCAGGGCCGAACATCCCGGTCATCATCGCCTTCGCCGAGCGCCGCTTCATCGACAACATTGAGCGCGCGAACGGTCACGTCCGCTTGGCGAAGGATGCGCAGCGCATCGCGAACATGCAGCGGTCGAAGCTCGCGGAAATCTCCGCGCTCTCGTCGGTTGAGAAGCCCATCCTCATGCCCGAGCAGGTCGCCGGGCATCAGCAGATGTGGACGAACGACAACCTCGTGAACTATCCGTTCATGCTCCTGAACCCGGTCACGCAGGCCGACGGGTCGACGAACCCGATGGGGCCGGTCGGGTACACGAAGCCCGCGCAGGTTCCGCCCGCGATGGCGGCGCTGCTTCAAGTCACCGAGCAGGACATGCAAGACACGCTCGGCAGCCCGCAGGCCGCCGACAAGCTCGTGTCGAACATCTCGGGCAAGACCGTCGAAGCGATTCAGACGCGGCTCGACGCGCAGAACTTCGTCTACACGTCGAACTTCGCCAAGGCGATGAAGCGTTGCGGCGAGGTGTGGCTCGGCATGGCGCGCGAAATCTACGTCGAGGAGGGTCGCAAGATGAAGAGCGTCGGCCCCGACGGCGAGGTGTCGAGCGTCGAGCTTCAGCGCCCGATCATCGCCGAAGCGGGCACGATGGAGCTCGAGAACGACCTTTCGCGCGCGTCCTTCGACGTGAAGGCCGAGGTCGGTCCGTCGACGCAGAGCAAGCGCGACGCGACGGTGCGCACGATCGCCGGCGCTCTCGCTGCGTCGACCGACCCGCAGGTGAAGGGCGTGCTCGAGCTCATGCTCGCCATGAACATCGAGGGCGAGGGCATGGCCGACGTTCGCCCGTTCTTCCGCAAGAAGCTCGTGACGATGGGCGTCCTCGAACCGACGCAGGAAGAGGCGCAGCAGATGGCCGCCGCCGCGCAGCAACAGCAGCCCGACCCGCAGACGCTCTACCTCCAGAGCGCCGCCGCCGAGATGCAGGCCCGCGCGACGAAGGCGCAGGCCGACACGGCGCTCGCCATCGCGAAGAGCGAGGAGACGAAGGCGAAGACCGTCGAGACGCTTGCAAACGTCAACATTTCCGCGCAGAGTCAAGCCATTAAGACGGCAGAAGCGATCGCGCGAGCCACTTCCGCGCGCCCGCAGACGCCGGCCTCCGGGCAGCCGATGCCCGAGTAGCAGCGCGACGTGATGACAATTGAAGAGCAGGAGACGGTCGAAGAAGTCGTCGAAGCACCCGAGGCCGAAGAGCCGGAGCCCGCAGGCGAGCCAACCGCCGAGGCCACCGAACCGGACGAGGATGCAGTCGAGGACGAGGTCATCGTCAGCGTCGGAGACGCACCGCCGCCGCAGCCCGTCGAGGAGGAGAAAGATCCCCGCCTCGTCAACAAGCTGCGGAAGCTCTTGCGCGAGCAAGAGCGCAAGGTGCGCGAGTACGAAAGCAAGCTGAAAGCCACCGCGCCGGTCGAGCCATCACCGCCGACGCTCGGGCCGAAGCCGAAGCTTGAAGACCTCGATTACGACGCCGAGAAGTACGAGACCGCGATCGCGGCATGGTTCGAGCGGAAGCGCGCTCACGACGAGCACGCGCAGAGGCAGAAGCAGGCCGAAGAGCAGCAGCGGCAAGCGTGGCAAGCCCGCCTCGACGGGTACGCGAAGGCGAAAGCATCCCTTCGCGTGCGCGACTACGAGGAGGCCGAGCACGCCGTCACCGACGCCCTCGACGTGACCCAGCAGGGCATCATCGTCAGCGGCGCGGATAACCCCGCTCTCGTCACCTACGCTCTCGGAAAGGACTCGGCGAAGCTCGCCGAGCTCAAGGCCATCACCGACCCCGTGAAGTTCGCCTTCGCGGTGTCGAAGCTGGAGACTCAATTGAAGGTTACGCCGCGCAAACCCGCATCCGCACCCGAAGCCGTCGTGAAGAGCAACACGCGCACGTCAGGCTCCGTTGATTCGCAACTCGAACGCCTCCGCGCCGAGGCTGACCGCACGGGCGATTACACTCAGGTATTTCGCTACAAGCAGCAGCTCAAGGCAAAACAGGCGAAGTAATTTCTAAGGGAAAAGACAATGGCAAACGATTTCAGCAAGGAAGAGAAAGTCGCGTTTGAGCAGCTCCTCGAGGGCTTCAACGATGCGCTCGTCATGAGCCGCAACGTGAACGTGTACAACTACAACCAGACCGACGCGGCGCGCACGACGGCGTTCCCGTCCTCGGTGTCGCCGAACTACGGCACCATCTGGCGTCCGCAGCCGTACATCATGACCTCGGTTACGAGCACCCCCGGCTCGCCCGTGTCGTTCACCGACAAGGAGCAGCTCTCGGTCCCCGCGTCGATCACGAACACGAAGACCGTGGCGTGGGGCCTCAACAGCGTTGAGCTCCGCGACGCGCTCCAGGAAGGCCGCCTTGCGGCTGGCGCGAACCAGAAGCTCGCCAGCGACATCAACCTCTCGGTGATGCAGGCCGCGACGGCGCTCGGTTCGCTCGTCGTCACCACGGGCACCCCGGCGGGCTCGTTCGACGACATCGCGCTTTGCGATTCGCTCATGAACGAGACCGGCGTGATGGGCGATTCGCGCTACCTCTCGCTCTCCTCGCGCAGCTACAACGGCCTCGCGGGCAACGTCGTCGGGACCACGCGCTCGTTCGGCGCGCAGAACCGCTCCGACAAGGCGTTCGAGCGCGCGTATGTCGGCATGGTCTCGAGCTTCGAGACGTACAAGCAGGATTACGCCCTCCGCAAGACGGCCTACGCCGGTGGCGCGATCACGGTCAACACGCTCAACGCGGGTGGCAACGTGAACTACGTCCCGCAGGCGTACACCACGAGCACCGCGGGCACGCTCAACGTCGACAACCGCTTCCAGACGATCACGCTTTCGAGCAACGTCGGCGTGGCGGCGGGCGACGCCTTCACGATCGATGGCATCGAGGCGGTGCACCTCATCACGAAGAGCCCGACGGGTCAGCCGAAGACGTTCCGCGTCGTCAGCGTTGGCGCGGCGAACACCGTCGTCATCACCCCGCCGATCATCAGCGCCGACAACGCGCCGACGCAAGCGGAGCTCCAGTACCAGAACTGTGATCGCGCTGGCGTTGGCCTCGCGGCTGCGGCGATCACCTTCCTCAACACCGCGACCGCCGACTACAACTGCTTCTGGCACAAGTCGGCGATCGAGCTCCTCCCCGGTCGCCTCGCGATCCCGGAGAACGCCGGTGTCGCCGTCATGCGCGCGACCACCGACCAGGGCATCGAGGTCGTGATGCAGAAGCAATTCGCGATCGCCTCGAGCCTCACGCAGTACCGCGTCGATGTGCTCTACGGAACCGCGGTGCTCAACCCCGAGATGTGCGGCATCCTGCTCTTCGACCAGCCCTGAAAAGCGGCGATTGAGCGAAAGGGGGAGCGGCTTCGGTCGCTCCTTCTTTTTTGCTTTGCGCGTGCTACCGTGCGCGTCATGCCACTCGTCAAGGGTTACTCGAAGAAGTCCGTCTCGAAGAACATCAAGACGGAGATGAAGGCTGGCAAGCCGCAGAAGCAGGCCGTCGCCATCGCGCTGAACACCGCCCGCAAGGCGAAGAAGGCGGCGAAGTGAGTGCGCCGTGCTTCGTCTTCCGCAGGGTCGCCGGTCGCGTCGTCTCCGAGCGCGTGCATGATGCACGCACGCTCGAGCGTCGTCTCTCTCAGGGCTACACGCTCGACCGTTCCGGCATCGCGCCGAAGCCTTCCGAGCCCGTCGCCGCTCCTGAACCTGCGGCGGAAGACGTAGCGCCGACGCGCGAAGAGCTCGAAGCGCACGCCGCCGACATCGGCCTCAAGGTCGACGGGCGATGGAGCGACAAGCGGCTCATGACTGAGCTCGCGAAGGCTCTTGAGGCCGGGTGATGGGCTACTCGAAGCGGCAATTCATCGAAGCGGCGTTCACGGAGATCGGCCTCGCCGACTACGTCTTCAACCTCACGCCGCAAGACCTCACGAGCGCGCTGCGTCGCCTCGACGCGATGCTCGCCGACTGGAACGAGCGCGGGATTCGTCTCGGCTACCCGCTCCCAGGGTCGCCACAAGCAAGCGACCTCGACGCGCAGACGAGCGTGCCCGACCGCGCGAACGAGGCCGTGATTCTGAATCTCGCGTGCCGCATCGCCCCGAGCTACGGCAAGCAGGTTCTGCCCGCGACGATGACGACGGCGCACTTCGCGCTGAATACGATCATGGTCCGCGCTGCGAGCCCTGCGCCGATGCAGCTCCCCGGCACGATGCCCGCAGGCGCGGGCAACAAGCCGTGGACGTACCAGGGCGATCCATTCCTTCCCGAGCCCGTTTCGCCTCTCCTCGCGGGCCAAGACGGCCCCATCGAATTCGAGTGAACCATGCCGACGATTAACGAACTCGCCTCGACGAACACCATCACGGGCTCGGACCAGTTCCCCGTCTACGTCTCCGGCAACGGCGACGCGCGCAAGGCGTCCGCGTCGACGCTGCTCGCGTACATCCAGAGCGCGTGGATGGACCCGAACTACACCCGCGTCACGGCGTCGCCGACGCTTGCGGGCTTCACGCTCGCGCTCCCGACGACGGCTAACTCGCTCTTCGTTCTGCTCACCCCGACGGGCACGATGGCGACGGGAACGATCGTGCTCCCGCCTGCGGCAAGCGCCGCCGACGGGCAAGAGATCGTGCTCTACACCTCGCAAGAGGTGACGGCGCTCTCCTTCACGCCCAACGGCGCGACGGCGATCAACGGCGCACCGACGGGCATTCAGGCAGGGGCCGCGCTGACGCTGCGATACGACGTGCTCTCGACGGCGTGGTACACGACGACGAAGCCCTCGAGCGTCGGCTCCGGCACGCCGAACTACCTCCCGAAGTGGACGGCCCCGACGACGCTCGGCGACTCGATCGTGCGCGACAACGGCACCGAGGTCGGCGTCGGGAATCCGCCGGTCGCTGGGCAGAAGCTCACCGTCGGCGGCAACGTCTTTGCGATTCGCAACGACTCGGACACGGCTGTTACTGCGGTGAACTCGCTGAGTTCCGCGCCGCGCACCGTCTTCTTCGACGCCGCGAACTACACCGACGGCTTCACGGGCACGGCGGGCTTCCGCGCGTCGACGGCGCGAGGCGCGCTCCTCTTCCCTGCTGCGGTGCTCTCGGCAGACCCGCTCGGCGTCTTCTCGGCGCGAGCCTACGACGGCACGGGCTTCTTCGACGCGGCTCGCATCCAGGTCGACGCGCAGAGCAACTGGGCTGCGTCGCGCTCGGCGTCGCTGACGTTCTCGACGTGCAACGCGGGCACGGTGGCTTCGCGCCTCTACATCTCGCCCGTTGGAAACGTGCAGCTTGCAACGAACAACACCGTCTTCGACGCGGGCGGCACGGGTCAAGGCGTGCGCCTCTCGTCGACGCCTGGCAGCGCGGACCCGAACGTGCTCGACGCTTACGAGGAGGGCACGTTTACGCCGGTGTACAACGGCACGGGCATCGTCGGCACCGTGACCTTCGCGGGGCGATACCAGCGCGTCGGCAATCAGGTTACGCTGGAGATCACGATCTCGGTTGCGGCGGCCTCGTCGCTCACGTTCACGACGGCGACGGATTGGTTCGACAACTTCCCCGCGGCGATCACGCCTTCGGTGGACACATTCGCTGGCAACGCGCTTGTCGCGAACGCGGTCGCGTTCGTCGTGAAGACCACGGGCACCTTTCGCGCTGGCTTTCAGATTCAGGGCGTTCCGACCGTCGTTTTCAATCCGGCGTCGTCCGGGCGCTACACCCTCGCGACCTATCTCGTTTGAGCTTTCCCCCTTCGCACTCTGACCTCGAGGCCACTCCATGAGCTACTACCTGCAAGCATTCGCGCCCGCCTTTGGCAACGGGCTCCTCCTCTCGCCCGGCGTCGCGAGCGCCACGACGGCCTTCCCGAACAACGCGAACGCGGTCGAGCTCACGAACCTCGGCGCGACGCGCGTGTCGGTGAGCTTCGGCAGCACGAACGCCGTCACGGCGACGCTCAACGGCGATTACACGATCCTGCCCGGCATGAAGATCGTCGTGACGAAGAACCGAGCCTTCCAGTTCATCGCGCACATTAGCAGCGCGGCGGGCGGTTCTCTCCACATCATCCCCGGCGAGGGTCTCTAATGTCGCTCCGAGCACTTCAAGGGCCTACCGGCGGCGGCGCTCCCGTCGGCGGCACCGGCACCACGAACACGATCCCCCGCTGGACGGGCGCTAGCACGTTGGGGGATTCGGGGCTCATCGACGACAGCACTTCGATCTACACGTCCACGCGCCGCGTTGGCGTGGACACGTCGACGACGCTCGCGAACGTCAAGCTCCAAGTCGGAACGGCGGCGTCTCTCGCGAACTACCAGGGCGCTCCGCTCGGCGTCGTACTCCCGG